CTTAGGGACTGATCTCACAAGTCACTCTCGACCGCACGTCCGTAAACTCACCAAAGGATACAGAGAGACAGCCTCGCTTTCATTGTTGAGGTTCTAAAGGGTGTCGACTGTCGTGTGTCGTCCTGTTTTGGTATCGCTGTCGTCTGTTTCCCCCTCTTCACAGCAACTCCTCGTAACAGACCGTGAGAGCTCGTCGTCGATCTGGTCCACGATGTGATGTAGAAAGTTCTGGAGCTGTGCTTTCTCGAGCTTGGCCTGTGTTGTTGCCCGCGTTTCTAGATCAAGCTTGGTTTCGAGCTCCTTCTGGGTCGTTTCCAGAGCCTGTTGCTTAGTCTCGATCCGCGTCTGGAGGTCCTTCCGAATAGCCTTCTCGACAGTCAGATCCTGCGAGAGATCTACCGTCTCCCGATATAGCCAGAGACAACCAAGAAGCAGAAAGCCGCAGATAACCGTTAAGGCGATAGTCATTCTCTCTCCCTCAAAATGTCCGTGATGAGCTCCCACCACCGGAACCGCTTGCCGAGAAAGTCGTCCAGGAAATCGGCAAACTCCTCATCCGGACAGTCCTGGCCGTCCGTATCGGTCCATAACCACTCGTTGATCTCGATTCCCCTGGCTTCGTGCTGCAGATTCTTGAAGACGTTTGACGCTCGTGTGTGCTTGACGATCGAGTAGCCGGTGTAGATTGCCCAACCCCGGTTCCAAAAGTCTTCCTGTGTGTAGAGAAACCCCCAGATGTCGTCGAACCGCTCACACCCCTTGAGCTGACCAACCGGCGCCCAGTAGATGTACGGGAGCGCCTCCACCCGAAACGCCACGTTCATCCCAGAGAGATTCGAGTACACACCCTTGGGAAGTGTCCCGGTGTAATGCATTACTTGTGGACGCTCGCCTAGAACCAGCTGATTTGGAGCGTCAAGATCTGGCACGTTGGACCACACCCCATGACTCAGGTAGACTTCTGACTCTCCTCGCACACCGTAAGGGAACCCCCGCATATAAGGATATGACGGTGAAAACCAGGACGTTGGAACACGAGCCGAAAGCGCCTTCACGTGTGCTTCGATCGGATCCAAGCCATGAGCCGGGTGCTTTTCGGGGAGACAGTCGTCGTCCACCGTGATGATGATATCCGATCCATCCTTGGCAGCCTTGTACATTCCTAGCATTCGACAGGCTGGAGAGAAGTTGCAGATTAGGTCTGCATTATCAAAGAGACTTCCAGGCATAGTCACAACAGAATCACGGGGGTGCATCTGCTCTGCTATCGGAGTTTCCCCATCCCGAACCACGATCAGATTGGCATCGTGCTTCTCCAACAACGGAGTCCATGCTTTGACCCACTCCTCACAGCACTCAGGCCGGATCGTGGGAACAACAACGGCTATCTTCGGGTTTTCTTTCACGCCACGCTCTCCATACTTGCAAGTGCTGCCGCGATCTCTTTCCGCTCCGTATACTTGGCTCGTCGGGTGAAGAGCTTGCCGTCCAGGTGATCGATCTCGTGCTGGATCACTCTCGCCGCCAGACCGGTCAGCTTCCCCTTGACCTGACTGCCTGTCTCGGTCCAGCCTTCGATCCAGACCCTCTTGGCACGTGAGATCGTTACGAAGATATCCGGGAAGCTCAAACAACCCTCCCTCGCGTCAGCACTTCCAGAACGTCGTGTGATGTAAGGGTTGATCAGGCACTCCACCCCGTTTGCGATCAGGCCGTTTTTGAACACGACGATCCGATACGGGATGTGTACCTGGTTCGCGGCGATTGCTACGGCGTTATCGTGCTCGGCAAGTAGCTGCTGCATCTGGAGGATCTGTTGTTGCAGTTCCTTCGTGAGCACCTTCACCGGCTTGCAGGGTGTTCTTAGGAGCTTGTGTGGGTAACGGAGGATCTCCACGCGTTATTCTCCCTGAAAGGTAATCACCAACCACACCATGCACAGAAGATACTAATGAACACCACGCCAATCTGTTCCGGCAATGAAAAGGACTGCTGGGTACTGATAATGATGAGACCAGCCAACAACGCACGACAGAACGCTTGAAAGAACGTGATCACTCTTCGTACCTCCGGCAAATGTCATCGGATAAACGCAGCAAGACCCCTACCCGGGACGCTACGGCCTGTGTGTAGAAAGAACCCCACTTCCCCTTCATGTATTTGATCTGCTCCTCGTCCCGCTTTCTGGTCTCGTCCAGCTTGCTATGCTCCGACGCTCCCGGTTTCCATGGGTGACTAACGGCGAAGGAGGTTGCAGCGATGCAGTCGTATCCGGCCTGCCGTACCTGAAGCGACAGATCCAGATCCGAGGTTCCGGTGGCGTAGGGAATGTTTACGTCGCCGTACAGATCCGGTGTCCTCTCCAGATCGAACGCCATCATGTAGCCAGGGAGCCACGGACTGCGAAACGGTGGGGGAACAACGGACAATGCAACCTGCTTGTCCTTCAGGTAGACAGCGAGTGTCCGGTCCTCCTTGATTTCGATCGGAGTGAGCTGGCCAACGGTAGGATGCTCATCGAAGATACGCATGAGATCTCCAAGCCACCCCGGATCTGGTGGGAGGATCCGCATGTCGTCATCCATGAGGATGATACGTCTCGACCCGAGTCTCCTGGCCAGCTCGAGACACCGATGGATGTTCTGGTGCGCCGTCCCCTCCTCGCAGATGATGTGTAGGTGATACTTGTCCCGGGTGATCGTCTTGAGCGCATGCAGATTCTCGCGAAACCACGGCGGCTCTTCGTGCATGTAGAGAAAGAGGTCTGGTATCATCGCATCTCCAGCGTCAGTCCCCACCCGAAACAGTCTTTTCCTTGGTAGCTCATCGCCGGGTGGTATCGGAGCCGGGTACGGTCAATTTGCATCACTTGTAATGTCTGGAGGAACCCAAAGAGCTCCTCGTCACTCCAGTAGCGATGCCAGCTCGTCAGTTCTCCCGGATAGATGACCAGGTTCTCGGGAGTGTGCTGAACCTCGGGTGGTCGAACATCCTGGGGTAGTGTGATAATGATCCAACCACCGGCCTTTAGGACACGACCACATTCCTGGATCCCCTCCCTGGCCTGATCGACGGTAGCGTGCTCCAGAATGTCCCCGAGCACGATCGTCCGGAAATGGTCGTCGGGAAAAGGAATGTCGAAGAAGCTGCCGATCGTGAAGTTCGGAACGGAGTAGAGACTGACACGCATCTGGGTGTCATAGTCCACCACGTCCATATTGACAGCATCGAAGTCCTTCCCGAGGTGTGCCGGATCTTCCTTGCACCCACAGTTCAGGATGGGACCATGAGCCCTCGCACACCACGTCCGTTGATACTGGAGATAGGGTTCCATTACAGTCCCCCGTACAGATCAAGAAGACGCTGGTACCGATGCCTGAAGAGGGTTGCCGAGGTTGCTGGCTCGACCGGCTTGATTCGGCCTTCGCAAGGTTCCGGCAGAGGACACCACGGAGGTCCTGGCGCCATGAGATCTCGCTTCTCCGTGGCAATTATCTTGTCGTCTGCCTCTTTGACCTCCTGGGGGATCGGATACTCGACACCCAGTGCAGACGCCACCACCTCGTCGATCCGTCCAACCAGATCACGCCACGAGATCCCTATCTGCTGCTCGATCCACATCTTCAAGGGTCGCGTGACGTCCCCGTAGTAAGCTTCCGGAGCGTCGTGGAAGAGTCCGTCAAGCTGGAGCTCAGGCGACACGATATGCGAGACGAGAACCGAGTGCTGAGCTACCGTGTAGACTCCGACCAACGTGTGTCCTAGATACCGGGACTGCTTGCTGAGGGACTGAATGATGTCCTCCAGGTGCACGTCTTCCGGTTGTGGGTCCTGGAAAGAGAACTTGTTGCCTGTGTACGTTTGGATCCAAGTCATCCTCGCTCCTTAGTTGTTTCCTGTTGACGCCATCTTTCGTAGATGGATTTCCTCACGATCGATCGTGACTTCTCGTGGCGCATCAAACCCGAGACGCGCCTTGTCCCCGATCAACCACACCGTGATCCAGATTTCGTGCTCTCCTGCCTGAATGCGAACACGTTCCTTGTCTCGTCGCGTAAGAACCAGCATGTTACTCCTCAGTCAAATGCGCCTAGTTCATGTTCAATATCCCGGTCGATGGCGCTTTCTTGTGTGAACTTCTCCGGGTATCTACGCCGGAGTTTCTCGATGTTGGCCTTCTTGAGATCCTCGTCGGAGATCTGCAGGTAGTCGGCCAAGATCGCCAAGTACCAGCAGATGTCCCCGTACTCCTCCTGCAGATTGACCTTGTCCAGCTCGACCCCGTAGAAGATGTGCTGCTTAATCGGGTCGACCAACTCCCCGACCTCTGTCACGAGTCCGAAGACCGCGTGCAGAAGCCGGGGGTTGACGTTGATGCGATCGATACGGGACTCGGTGCGAATGGCCTCTTGGGTGTAGTTCATCCGGTCTCCTCGGTGCTGAACTCCTCACCCTTATCCCGCTGGGTGAGATTTTCCTGCTCCTTCAACCACCAGATGAACGCGTAGACGGCGATCTTGAAGAAGTTCACCTCCGGCACGTCTTCGTCGGCACGACGTGTGTTGATGACTTCGCCGCAATACTTGATGATTGTCCCGGCGATCCACTCGTTTCCGGCAGCTTCACAAACCAGGTCCGTGAATTCCTTGTCTTCTGTGAGTGCGTACCGGGTACCTCCACACTCCCACTGCGACTTGCATGCGGCCACAAACTCAGGCCACTTCTCTATCTTCTGAGTCAGACTGGTGTTCACTGTGACTCCTTTGTGTCTAGCGGATGAGGAAGAATGACCCGAGTCTCCTGCACGCGACGGATCAGGTACGGCAGCTCAACCAGGGATGCGTTGTCGTCCCCACCAAAGTCGGCGCCGGGGTCCTCGATCGGGATCTTCTTGAGCTCAGCTTCGGTCGGGGAATCAATAGACGAGTCGATCGCGAAACCGACCCCCATCTTGTTGGCCCACTTACGCATCGACCGGACGGGAACCAGGTAGTTGAAGCTGTCGCCGTAGTTGACACCTCGCGTGATCAGGCCAATACAGGCGCCGTTCCGTGTGAAAACGCCACCACCCGACGAACCAGGCACAGCAGTCACCTCGGTCTGGTCCATCTCCTGGCCGTCAAACACGCGTCCTACAGCAGACAGGATTCCCGACGTCATGGAGTTGGCGCCGAGCTTCTGACCCGCCATCGATCCCACATGGTAGAGATCCGTCCCGACAGGCAAGATCTCCTCATCGAGATAGAAGACTGCAGACTTCTCGATGAAGTTGGTCTTGCGGATCCTCAGGAGAGCCAGATCGACGTCCTCACCGAAGCAAACGATCTGAGCATCCATCTTCAGCTCACCCACGCGTCGACCGTCCTGCAAGAGCTCCGTAACGATCTGCGCGTCCTTAAAACGAACACGCTTACGGTCGGTGCCACTCCGGGTTTCTACAACGGTCTCGACGGTACGCAGGTCATCCACCACGTGAGCCGCTGTCCAGACGAAACAGACGGTCACTGGTTTCTCGTCATCATCCTTCAACTCCCGGGTCACGACGATACCAGAACCTTCCGAGGAGCCGCTCTTCACGTTGAGCGAGATCTCTTGGAGAAAGTCGGCAACCTCGGTCTTCGGCGGTAGCTCGTCTTGCCACGATGGCTTCTCAGCTTTTGGCGCTCCGGCTGCCGTCATAGAAAAGACCAGCACGATCGCCGACATCAACCACAGTACTCGTCGCATCACTCGTCTCCTTACAGGTACAAAGAACTGGTGTCTCAAAAATGGACGGTCGCCGGGTAGAAAGGCACAAAGACCCCGACGACCGTCCCGACTACGAACTTGATGGATTCGGGGGAGGAGGGGGTGGCGTCTCTGCAGTTTTCTTCTTTTTGGACTTCTGCCGTGACTTCAGAACCTCTTGCATGGCCTGGATCACCGTGCGTCCATCCGGCTCCTGACCCTCGTACTGTTTGAGGACCTCCTGGAGCTGCTCTGCGAGTCCTGGCTGCTTCCCGGCGTCGACAGTGACAATCCCGAGGAACATGGCTGCCTGACCGATAGCGATGGTCGGGTTAGCCGTGATAACCCAGAGGTAGGGTTTGGCTCGGAACTTGACGCGGAACAGCTTCCCGGACTTGGAGGTCTTCAGCTTCTCTCTGGCTTCGTTTTCATCCCGGTAGACGGCCATTGACGCTCTCGCTGGGTGTCGGTGACTAGTTTCCTCAGGTATATTATATGCCGATAATAGCCTTATCCGGCGAGAATCTTGAAAAATTATGGAAAAAATCCAAAAAACTTGCCTGGAAACGCTGTTTTCGGCATATAATATACATGGAGGGATCAAGCAGCGATACTATACCATGGCCGAGCCGATCTACCACCTACTGATCCCGGGGTACGAACCAACCCCTCAAGAGATGGAAGAGGCTCGTCTCCGGATCCCCCCGTCGCCACCCCGAAATGAGACGTTCACCGGCGCCGAGGATATGAGCTCTCCCCCCGAGCCACCGAAGATCCACGAGCCTAGTTTGGACGAGTTGCGTGAGAGAGCGTTGCAGAACCTGAAGTAACAGGAAGTTGGAGGAGAGAACATGTTCAACCGTCTAAGACCCGACGACCTTGCAGACTACCGAGAAGGTGTCGAGTCCGGTGTGATGCGGTCTGCCACTCCTAACGTGGTTCGGGCGTTGTTGGACCATATTGAGACGGTAGAGAAAGAACGGGACACATTACTCGCTTGTCGTCGCGGAGATCAACGGTGCCACGAATGTCCCGATACGAGGTGCTGTGACAACGTGAACCCGGATGTGAAGGGTGAGCGAGCAACGGTCTCGAATAAGTAGTGACGAAAAACGCGAGTACTACGAGAAACTCCGGGTCGAACCATGCCTTGTTCCTATTAAGGTTGGGAGCCGGGTTCTTGTTGCTACAGGTCTTCTAGACTTCGGTGGGTTTGGGTGGGTTCGTACGGAGGGTGTTGTTGAAGAGATCGCAGACACAGCATACCGGGTGCGATTCGTCGAGCTCCAGGACAAACGCGACACAGAACCGTGGGTTGAGTGGGTTCACCAGGATTTGATTACGGATGTGTTGGGAGAAAATACGAGAACGAAATGACAAAACAACCATACATTAACGACGACTTTGCAAACCTCCTCCCCGGTCTGAGTTCTGAGGAACGAGAGGGATTACGGTCAGACATCCAAGAAAATGGCGTTCGGAATCCCGTCCATCTCTGCGAAGACGGAATGGTTATGGACGGGCACAACCGGTTCGAGCTAGCTGAGGAAACAGGAAAGGACTGCCCCTCTTGTGTAATCCCCGGGTCTGGTGCGTGGTCTGTTGAAGAGAAGCAAGCCTACGCCATCCGCGAGAACCTCAACCGGCGACACTTCAGCGAGCTCCAACGACGGGCTCTTGAACGGGACACACTGATACCACTCGCACGTCGATTGCATTGGGGAGTAAACGGGAACGAATGGGCTACAGCGAAAGAGAGGGTTCGTAGTGAGCCTGAGGTAGCACGGTTGCTCGGAGTCAGCAAGTCCACGATCGACAGATGGGTCAAGCAGCCAGATATTCCCTTGTCCCAAACGGGACAAGGGAATACTTCACCTCCCCCTGTCCCCGTCCCTGCTCCGAAGACGACGCAGAAGATTCCTAAGGAGGCGTGGGAAGAAATTTACGATCGGTGGAAGGATGGAGAGACACAAAAGGAGATTGCTGAGGACTACAAGGTTGAACAGCCTGCAATCGCCAAGACCTGCAAGAAAATTGAGAAGCAGCGAGAGACCGAAGCACGCATCGAGACCACCAGCCAACTTGTACATGATGGCGTAGTCACCTCCTTAGACGACCTGATTGTTGCGGAGAAGAAATTTCAGTGCATCTACGCCGACCCCCCATGGAAATACGGCAACCAAGGCACCAGAGCTGCTACGGACAATCACTACCCAACCATGACGGTAGACGAGATTGCAGCTGAGAGAGTTTCCGAGATTACAGCAGATGATTGTCACCTTCATCTCTGGACAACCAACGCTTTCCTGTTTGACGCTCAAAAGGTTATGGAATCATGGGGGTTCACATACAAGAGCGTGCTTATTTGGGTCAAGCCACAGATGGGGATCGGGAACTACTGGCGAGTCTCCCACGAATTTCTGCTTTTAGGCGTCAAGGGAAAGCTGAAGTTTCAGAACCGTGCTCAGAAGAGTTGGTTTGAAGAAAACCGCACGAAACACAGCGCAAAACCAGAGGAAGCCAGGAAGCGGGTCATGCTTGTTAGTCCTGGTCCTTACCTTGAAATGTATGGACGAAAGGTCACAGACGGCTGGTCAGTCTATGGAAATGAAGTACAGGAGACCGCATGATGAATCTAGCGTACGCAGACTCGTGCAACGTCGAGGTTGAGGCATTTGCTCTGCTTGACCCACTGTTGACACGTCTGTCATTTGGTGGACAGGTCCTCACGATGAACACCAAAGAGACACAGATGTTCGGGGACCGCCTTCTAGCGACTTCTCCATTAACAGGTGTTGAACCGGAATGGGTCCGAGTCGAGGTTAAAGCTGAGCAAAAACCCAGCATGAATCTCTTTCTGGAGGCGTGGAGCAACAAGTCACGTGGAACGCCGGGGTGGATGTACACAGAGAAACCGGAGTGGTTCTGGTATCTTTTTCTGGGGTCCGGCGCGCTCTACACGATCATCTGGGACCAACTGGTATCGTGGTTTGAGGATAACCAGGAAAAGTATCGAGAAGTACGTCAAAGAAAATACAGACAGATGAATGATACGTGGGGACGGTTAGTACCAATCGAAGACCTCCGCGCTGAACTAGGGTCCGGGTTTGCAGGACCATTTCATCCAGCACAGATTCTAATGAACTGACTCGCCGCCGACATCCTCCAAACCGTGGCCGACTCAATTCGCGTGGAGTAAACCAAGGAGAATAGAAGATGAAACGTCGTAACTTTCTGGCAAGCGTAGGTGGGCTGCTTGCTGTACCGTCCATCTCGCTGGCCAAGTTGAAGGCAGCCATCGAGAACGAGACACGTAGCAACAATTACCGCCAGCTGTGTAAGAAGTTCGGATGGCCAGAACCGAAAGTAAGTGGGGAAGGCGGTTACAGTGGGGAGGGTGGTAAACTCTATAGTTGCCAGCCTGTGCTCACGCCAGAGGTTGCTGCCAAGCTCATTACCCAAGAAGAGCACATTCATCCGTCAACGAGAGTATATCCCACAGATATCCTCCGCGCATTTGCTGAGAACATTCGGAAGGGGACATGGGACACGCAACCGGTCACCGGCCCGATTGAATTTGATGAGACCTGTAAGCTCTACGAAGGCAAGAGTATCCTCGCAGCATGTGTGTTATCTGACACGCCAGTCTGCGTATACGTTCGTTTTGGAATCCCACGAAGTCCAGCAGGTTTCTACGTCTAATCCTTCTAACCCTGAGCTGTGACATGAACCTCCTCCGTACCCTCCGTTTTGCATGGCAGCGTCTGACTCGTGGTTGGTCGGATCGGGATACGTGGAACTTGGACACGACGATCGCTGAGTTCGTCTATCCGCGTCTCAAGAGGTTCAAGGAAGTCAACAACGGATATCCAGGTTCTCTCACCGTGGAGGAGTGGGACAACCTTCTCGACGACATGATCTACGCGTTCGGTACATCACGAGAGATCCATAGTGCCGATCGTGACTGGGAACGGGTGGATCGCGGGTTGAGGGCGTTTGCAGAGTGGTATTTTCATTTGTGGTGGTGATCTGAGAATCGGTACAGGAGACAGTTGATGACACCAGACGAAGCGCGTTGCATCCTGGATATTCTGGAGTGCGCCACCGATAGTAACTGGCCAAGAACAGCTACTACCCTGACAGATGAATACGGATATGATCGCGAGTCGGTCATTGCTGCGTGGAGAACTCTGGAGAAGGAAGCGCACGTCGTGGGAACTGCGCCGGAACCGGAGGATTTCTGAGCTAACCAAGAACAACCCAAACAACCCCTACCCGGGTTCACGCGCCTAGAGGATGACGGAGAGCATCACCGGCAGCAGGGTACGCGACTCCTGACTTTGACCCCAGGAGCCGACAGTAGCGTAAGGGTCTCGTGTGCATGGATGATTCGAGTGTTCCGGCAAGGTGGGGACATGATGTCAAAGGGTTGCCGCTAAGAGCTCGACGCAGTGTGGGGATGTGGTCTAACGATCATGCGACAGAACTGCGAAATCAAAATCACCGTCGCAAGTATGTATTACTCCTTTCTCGTCTTAGGACGGGGAAAGTATGTAGTTACCTATCTCTACCTCCCACCTGGAAACAAAAATCCGCCAGGGACATCCGAAGCTCCGAGCGTAGCGAGGAAAGCGTAGGATGACCCTCGAAGAACACGAGCGAAGCGAGTGGATGAGCAAGTTACCCCATCTACTGGCGCATAAGCGCGCTTAATTAAGTTATGCGCATGCTGGGTACTGTTGAAGATCGGAAATGTTGTACGGCCTTCGGCCGTAGTTCGGACGCCTCTACATCTCTCGCTACGCTCGAGACTGGCGTCCGACCACGCTCTTCTTAAAGGTTTTGGCAGCGGTGAAGTACGAAGCAATCCTGATCGTCTCATTTGCCAAGGTGCTGGGAATCTCCTCCTACCACCGTGGACGAGTAGAGTCCATGATGCGCCGGTTGATGGCACTCCCGGAGTTGATCCCCTCCCACATCCGAGACGAGTGGTGCTACCTGGCCACTCTCCCCAAAGCCAAGTCCACAATGAAGCTAAGAGAGCTGGTCCGACACAACTGGGATGCCGTACCGATCGAGAAGGCTCAGAAGCTCGTGGACTGTCAAATCCTCCGTGCCAGCAAAGAAGCTCAGGTGCTGAACAAGGTATGGATTCCCTCGGCACCAGGGTTGACTGGGAGACCGATACTATCCCAGAGTCACATTTACCAAAGTGTCCAGTTCATAAAAACGGAAAATTCCCCAAAGAACTTCCAGGATACCATACAGCGAGCATTGTCCTCTGATACTACTATCCATCACCCCTCTCTGGTGCTACACGTCCAGGAACTGGCTCCTGGACGCTACGAGGTGTGTCTCTCGCACCGGTTGTTGATCTCCGAGGTGGTTGACACGTTACGAAGGATCCCGGGTGTGGTGGAAGTCCGAACGATCCCCACGAAACCTCAGCACAAACAATACTTCGAGACAATTGACACAGTACCAGCCTGACGATACAATACCTACATGAAAAGATACACCAAAGCAGACCACCTGAAAGCTTATCAGGTGTGGCGACAAAAGGGATCCTACTCAGCCGTGACAGATGCGCTCGGGATCCGGTACTCCACGGTCCGGAAGTGGGCGCAAGTCGGGTTTCGGTGCGGGGAGGGTTGTCCGTACCATGGCTGGGAGGAGCTCGTAGAGCGGGAGACTCGGGAGCGTGCTGGGATGGTCCAACTCGCGGCGCCACCTGGGGAAGAGGAATCCCAGGAGCAGCTACCAGAGCCACTCCTATCTGACGGACCGATCGAGGACGTCTCACCGCAAGCCACCGAGCTCACCAATCGCCAGGAGCTGTTGTCCAAGGTGGGGCGCTCCGATATCGAACGCGCCAGTGACTTGGACTTCTTGTACTGCCAGCTCTATTACCATCTGACCGGTATGGCCGTCCCGTGCGAATCGGTTGTGGACGCGTCTGGAAAACCCGTGCCTACCAAAGAGCTCGTCATGAGTTACGAGCAGGGGAAGAAACCCAAAACGCTTGGAGAAGGTGTGGGTGCGCTCCTGAAGGTCGTGGATAGGATCCAGGACCTGAAACGGGACGCTGGTGTTTATGCGCAGAAGACTGGTGCTCAGAAGGCTGCGGAAGAGGCCGAGGAGGTTGAGCAAATGACCGCTGATGAGGCACGTAGGATGTACGACCTCATCCAGCAGACTCCTCCGGATAAGTTGAAGTATGTCCTTGAGCAGCTCGACAGCGAAAACAAATTCCTCGCAAGCGTTGCAGGATCGTCTGACCAGCCATCTCCAGCAGATTCTGGTTGATCATTACCTGGAGCTTGACGCTTCAGGTAATTTCAAGAATCCTCCCGCGACCGACGATGAGCTTCACGAGTTCATCCTGGCGGCTTACGGTGTCTCGATCCCCCGTAAGACGATCACTCCCGGTCACCGCTCCCCGTTCGAGTTCATGGCCGATCTCTTCTTTGAGCGGGTCAAGAACGCCATCGGGTTTGCCAATCGAAACGGCGGCAAGACCCTCAACGTGGCCATCCTGAATCACCTCGATATGTTGTTCAAGCCAGGGTGCGAGATCTGTTCTGCCGGTGCCGTAAAAGACCAGGCGATCAAGTGTTATCGCTATTTTCGCGGGTTTTTGAAGCTCCCGTGGTTCACCCGGCTGAACGACCGGTACAAGGAGATCATAGGACGTCCCTTCTGTTATCCGGAGCGTGACAGCCTACAGTCGCTTACGGAGTTTGCTAATGGCGCCAGGCTAGAAGTGATCACCGGTTCCGAGAAAGGACTCCAGGGACCACACCCCCACAAGTCACGGATCGATGAGGTGGACAGTATGGAGTGGCAGACCTTGACGTTTGGCCTCTCTATGGCTCGATCAGAAGAGGGGATCCGTGGCCAGAACGTCTTCACCTCCACGCGTCGGTACATGGACGGCGCGATGCAGAAACTCCTCGATACGGCCAAGGAGAAGGGGATCGAAGTCTACTCCTGGGACGTGTGGGAGTCAATCCAGAGATGTTCTCGTCGTTGCAAGAACGATCCAGAGCATGGGGACTGTCCGATCTTTACGTACTGCAAGGGACGATCACATAGCTGTGCCGGGTTCTATTTGACAGACGACTTCATTGACAAAGTGCGGTTGTTGGACCGGAGAGCGTTTGAGACGGAGTGGGAGAACAAACGGCCGTTACAGCACCGTCTCGTTTACCACATGCTCGACGATCGGCATCTCATGACTCCGGATAAGTTACGCCAAATGACTGGCATGACCTCTCCTTCGAGCACCTGGCAACGTGTGTGTGGGCTGGACTTTGGCTCTTCTCCCGGCCACCCGTTTGTCTACCTGAAGTTCTTTGAGATCCCGAATGCGCATTGCTGGTTGCTCTACCACGAGTATGTGGCTGAACAACGGTTGATTCGGGACCATGCGTTGGCGATCAAGAGCTCTCCGTGGTACTACCCGGGTGAGCGGATCTTTGCGGACCATGACGCGCAGGACCGGATGGAGCTCGAGGTACACGGAGTCAAAACGCTCCCGGCGATCAAGGGAGCTGGCTCCGTAAACATGGGTGTGGACCTGATCTGCTCCATGCTCTCCGGACGTCCACCCCAGGAGCTTCCCGAACTCTATATCTGGCATGACTGCGTCCATACCCTCCGGGAGTGGGGGTCTCTCTACGCGTGGCCGGTGAGACCTGACGGACGGGTAGATCGATCGGGAAACCCCTGTAAGGAGCACGACCACACGTCTGACGCTGCTCGGATGGCACTTTTCTCCTCCCGTAGAGGGGGTAAACCGAGCTATGGAACCTACCGAGTCTAGTATAGTTTCAGGAAAACTTGACAAAAGTAAGGTATCGTGGTATAATATAGGTAAGCGAGGTGGTGTAGGCAAATGGTCCATGGGTAGTTTGTTTGTGGGTGCTCCTGAATATCAACCAGGGGACGTGCTCGGGTTCTCCTCCCGATCCTGTTTGGGGATCTGGATCAATCTCGGGACGTTTGGGGTTCCACTCGTCGGTCTGTCCCACGTTGGTGTAGTGATTGCTCATCCGGAGACAGGCGAGCTGGTGCTTTGTGAGAGTACGACCTTGGCACCTTGGAAGTGCTGTATCCGGGGACAACGAACGTCGGGGGTTCAGTGCCAGAGGATCGATCGCCGCGTGGAAAGATACCAGGGCACGGTCTGGCGATATCCTCTGGCCATCCCCCTTATCACGGATCAGAGCGAGCGACTGACGTCTTACTGTGTCCATTCGCTCGGGACACGGTACGACATGGACGGCGCCTTCAGAGCTCGCGTGTTGGGTTTCGGCTGGTTGCATCGACTGCTCTTTGGTCGAGACGAGGATCTTACCAGTCTTTTCTGCAGCGAGTTCGTGGCTGCTGCGTTGCGATCGATCGGACAGTTCAGGACCAGTAGTGCGTCAAATTGGAACCCAAACAAGTTGACTCGAGAGCTCCGACGTAGAGCAGTCTGTCTAAAACCGGAGCGTCTGAAATGAAGCACGCGTTCATCCTCGTTCTTTTGCTCTGCGTCGGGTTGGCTGGTTGTGACGTACAGATCGGGGAAGATCCCATCTGTCCCGGTCCGGATTGTCCTGTAGATCAAGGGGACTGTCCGGTTCCGTTGCTTCTGCCCGTGGATCTTCCCGAGGCGCTTAGGTGTCAGAACTACGCTGGCGGTTCCTGCATGCACGCGTCGTTGATCTCCGTGTTTCGCTGGCAAGGACTCCACGAGATGGCTGACTGGTGGAGGGCGAACTACAGCGGACCGGAGAGTGTACTAGGACTTGCTCAGAAGGCAAAACGATTCCCGTGGCTCAAGTACGCGTATACGTCCTCGGGTGATGCTGACTTTCTTGAGTGGTGTTCCAGGACCCGGCGTGGTGCTGCGATCCACTACTACCCGAACCACGCCGTGACCTTTTGTGGTTACGAGGGTAGTGATGCAATTCTGCTAGATAACAACCGCACTGGAAGGTTGATACGCATAGACAAGAGTCAGTTTTTACGAGAATGGCGTGGGTATGGCGGTTATGCATTGACCGTTGTCTACTCTCCCACGCCGCCAAGACCATGGGTTCCACAACACTAGGAGGACCTGATGAATCGTCACAATGTTTTGCTTGCCGTGCTTGTGTCGGCTGTCGCGTTGCTGGGTTTGTTTGCGTGGCATAGTCAGCAGATCCAGCAGACCCCGATCGCCGACGCCAATGTCTACGCGATGGATCAGGACCTGTCTTTGGAGGAGAGGATCATCCATCTCCCGGAGGACGGTCATGACTACCACGTGAGTGTCTTTGTGCACGACGACTGGGAGAAGAGGCCAGACGAACGCCGCTTGGTTGCGTGGTGGGATGCTGACCCGAGACTGTCGCAGGTACGTTCGCAAGTGCACTTCCATGTTTATCCCAAGTCCGATCCGATCTATGAGGAGAGGTTTGCACAGTACATCCAGGTGCTTCCTGCCGTGGTGATACAGGATCCGGAGGGGAGTGTCTGGCACAAAGAGTCGGGTGCAGCGGTGTCTCGATCGGCTAACGAGCTCGGTGATCGGGTTGCCAGGATCTTCCGTAGACCGTGTCCGTGTCCCCAGCCGTCGCCCGAGCCGGTACCTGATCCGACGCCGACTCCACCGGTCCCGATTCCAGATATCAATATCGACGTCGGTCCTAACGTCCCTCCGCAACCCGAGTTCCCGTGGCTCATTGCTGTCATCGTGGTTGTGGTCTGTTTCGGCGGGACCTTGCTTCTGACGTTGAAGCAGGAGATCGACTCTGCGTAGGTGAAGTCTCTGTTTTCGTTTTACCAAAAGCCTTTTCTGATATAAGGGGAAAGAATCGTGGACGCAATGGTAATCCAGTGGGAGCATGTGGCTCTGATCGTGTTGCTCGGCGCTGTCGCCGTTGCTCTTGCCAAACTGTGGTATCGCAAGGATACCGAGCAGGAGAAGCGGCTCAAGGCGTACGCCGAGATTGCGGGTTGGCTGGACGAGGTCAAGCTCCCGAACGGCGCCGAGATCTTTCGGTGTCTCGGAGCAAAGGACATCTCCGGGTGCATCAAGGCAGTTCAGCATCTCATCATGTTGTTGAGAGACAGGACGAACAGGCTTCGGCTGCTTGATGAGAACTTCGCGTACCAGCTGACCGAACGCTTGAAGGACGTAGCTCAGAGAGCCGAGATCGTCAAGCAAGTGCAGGCGACTGTGGATGCTGCGTCTCGGGAGAAACAGCGTACGTACGAGGCGCTGGTGATGGATCCTTCGGTTGCTGATGTGGAAGAGATCGCTCCTCCGCAAGACATGATCTCGTAGCTAACGAGGGTTCGTGGTGGACGATTTGCTCGACAACAACGTCCCGGCAACAGGGTCCTCGGTTGGTAGTGACGCGTCTTTGGATCGCGCCAACGACCAGGAGGATATCGAGGCTGGTGGTACTGAACCTGATGACAAGGTCAAGGCGCTCCAGTACTGCCATCCGGACTATTTGCAGTTTTCGCCGAAGTGGAAGAAGTATCTCGACTTCTATGAGTCGGAGGACATCTACCGGTTCCTCCACAAGCACGGCCGGGAAACTGAGCCGTGCTATGACTCTCGGGTGAAGCGGGGATACTTCTACAACTACGTGGCGTCTGTTGTCGATCTCTTCGTCTCCTATCTCTACCATGCTCCGATCACACGGCCAGTACCAGGTAAGGGGGTGCTGTCCGACGTCTACAAGGATGCGGATCGGAGAGGGACGAGCTACGACTTGTTTATTCAGCAATCAGCCACGTTTGCACAGGTGGCTGGACATACGGGGATCCTTGTTGACATTCCCCGTGAGCCAGAGGGTGGGTTTGCGAATGAGGCTGAACGGAAGGCTGCCAATCACCGTCCTTATCTGACTCGGATCCAGGCAGAGCAGATTACTGACTGGGAGTTGGATGAGGACGATAATTTTGAGTGGGTGAAGATCTTGATCGCTAGACCCCAAGGACGAGACTGGACCGTGACGGCTGATACCGACACGGAGAACTACCTAATCTGGCGTAAGGATGGGTGGGAAGAGTGGCAGATCCAGGAGAAGAAGGCCAGGCTGGTTGGTAGTGGCGAGAATCCGTTGGGTGTTGTTCCTCTGGTGATCGTCCGAAACGACCGGCTGCTTTCCCATGCGTGGTTCGGTGCCTCTGCGGTTCGGGATATTGTTGACATCAACGGCGCCATCTTGAACTGGAGCTCGTTGGGGGATGAGGAGATCTTTGAACGGTGTCTTAATGTTCTGGCCATGGAGGGGGACCAGGATGCAGTACCGCAGACGTTGTCCCACCACAATGTCCTGGCGTTTCAGAACTGCAACACGGCGCCGTACTACCTGACTCCTGGCGATACCCCGTTGAAACTGATCGGGGACTGGATCGAGCGTGGTAAGGATGAGATCTACCGTCTTGCGAAACTTGGCGGTTCGACTGGGTTGCTTGGTGTACGAGAAGCTACCTCCGGGGTTGCTTACGCGTTCGAGTTCAATGAGACGAACCAGAGTCTCTCCAAGAAGGCCGAGTCGCTAGAGCAGGCCGAGAGGGACGTGCACAAGCTTCTCTCCATGTGGGCTGAGGAGGAGATCGAGGCAGAGAGCATCCGTTATCCGAGGGAGTTTGGGGTGGATGACTTCTTGACGGAGCTTCAGGTGCTTCTTGAGGGACGGACTGCTCTCACGTCCAAGGCAGCTCGTGTTGAACTTGAGAAGAAGGTTGCGAGGAAGATGTTTGCGAAGGACCCACAAGAGCTCCGGCAGACGATCGAGGAGGAGATCGAGGCTGGGGACGGGGCGGGACCAGACATAATGAGTTTGAACACGGTGCCATCTGAACTCCTTAGCGGTCCGGGGGCAGGTGGTTTGAGCAGCGGGGCCGATTCTGCAGCTGTACAGTAACGATCACTGGTAAAACGGTCGGACGCACTACTGTTAGCGAGAAGCAGGTTTTAACAAAGAGGTGTTACGATGTTGCTGCGTGATTGGAGTAGACCTTTTGAGACGACGCTGCGGATCTTTTGGGATGACGACGATGGTTCTGGGGGCGGGGGAGGAGATGGTGGCGACAACGACAAGATCACCGTCTCTCGCGACGAATTGGAAAAGATCATCGACGAGAAGGCGCAGAAGCAGGTTGGTATCAGCATGCAGCGCCAGAGAAAAACGCTCCAAAAGAAGGCCAAGCAACTGGAGGAGATGTTGCCGGAGTTTGAACAGTTGAAGCAGGAAAGGGAAGAGCTCCAGAAGCAACTCGTAGAAGCAACCAGCGGGGCGGATGACGACAAGGTTCCGAAGAGCAAGCTGGAGTTCATGGAGGAGCGTTACGAGAAAGAGATGGCGCTCGTCCGGAAGTCGCTGGATGAAGAGCGGCAGGTGCGTTTGGTTGCCGAGCAGAGAACCCGCGAAACCCTGCGAGACCAGATGATCAAGGACGCACTCGTGAAGGCCGGTTGCAACGACATGACGATCGGCTACCGGTGGGTGCTTCCGGACGTGAAGTACATGGAGGGTGAGGATCGACCCGAAGATCAGTGGGTGGTGGTGTTCAGGGACGACGACAACACGGAGATGGAGAGTCCGATCGAAGAATATATCGAACATCGACTCCCGGACAACCTGCGATCGCCAAAAATGCGGGGCGGCGGGTCAGGCAGTCAGACCGGAAGTCCCAAGCGCCGGGCCGTGCAAGACGATGTGGAGCGGCTTGAGCAGGAGCATAAGACCGCGTACAAGACGGCCATGTCGACCCAGCGTGCGTCAGATCAGCTCCGAGCCGAGCAACTCCGGGTTGCACTGGCGAAGAAGAAAGCCGAACTCAAGGCGATGTCGTAACGGTGTGAAGCCACCGGAGCGTAAGGTGACTACGACCTCCAACTGTAGGTGACTGGGTACTGCCATCCATAAGGCAGGCAAACTACAGCCATTTACTTTTGTTGGAGGTGCAAATCATGCCGTTTACCGGCAAGGCAGTTTACGATACAGGCAATTGGAGCGAGATCAAAGAGGATGTGAGCCAGCTCATCTCCATGATCTCGCCCAAGGCCACTCCTCTCCTGGATGCTCTGAGTCCTCCCGAGTACGAGGCTCAGAGTGTCCTTCACTCTTGGTTGGATGAGACGCTCAACCCGAATACGGTTGTGTCCTCGACCGATGCTAGCACATCGGGCACGGCGATCGGTGTTGTGGCTTCGGATGCTGGTCCTCTGACCTTCCTGACGGCGGGTACGATCCTGAAGAACCGCAGCACGGGCGAGTTCCTCCAGGTGAGCGCGATCTCCGGGAGTACCATTACGGTATCCCGTCAGTTCGGTTCGACGTCGATGTCCACGGTTGCTGCCGGAGTCACGTTCGAGGTGATCTCGGATGCGGCACTCGAAGGCGCGGACGTCACCACGGACATCTCTCGTCCGCGAACCGCCGTGAGCAACTACTGTCAGTTGTTCAAGAAGGACGTCATCATCAGCGGTACCGAGATGGCCGTTGCTCATCACGGGGTCGCCAACGAGTACGATCACCAGAAGCGCAACCGTATCGTCGAGTCGTTGCGTGACCTGGAGAAGGTCGTGATCCAGGGCAAGCTCTCTGGCAACACGATCGGGTCGAGCTCTGCGTGGCGAACGCTGAAGGGTCTCTGGGACTTCGTGCCTGCGACCAACGCCACCTCGACGGCCACCTTGACCCCCTCCATCCTCGACAGCGTCATCAAGCTGGCGTGGGACGAGGGGGCCGAGGACCTCGACTTGATCGTCTGCGATGCGAACTGGAAGGGGTACATCGACGCCTTCAACAACAGTCGCACCCAGGTCGAGAACCGTGACGAGCTGTTCAAGCAGCGTGTGACCTACTACGCGGGTTCGTACGACGAGATGCGTGTCGTGCGGAGCCGGTGGATGCCGCAGAACAGCTTGATGGTCCTGTCAAGCGAGCGGTGCCACGTGGTCCCGATGCGTGGTCGGTCGTTCCACCACGAGTCGGTGTCCAAGACGGGCGACTCGGTCAAGGGCATGATCCTCGGCGAGTACACCGTCGAGGTCCGGAACGCTGCGGGTATGGCCAAGGCATACGGCTAGTCCTCACTCAGACAGGGGATGCGCGTCTTAATGACGCGCGTCCTCTGTCTGTTCTTTTAACTCGAGGACCAGCCTATGACCAGTCCAAAAGACGACAAGGTTCACGGTGATCTCTCTTGCCGGTTGGATGCGCATTCTCATCGGTTGGAGGAGTGGGGCAAACTGCAAAGTGAGATCTTGCAGGTGGTGACACGGATTGACACACGCTGCGAAACGTGCCAGCAGTCACTCCACGAGCACGAACAGGCGATCAACGGACTACCCGGGAACGGAGCCAACCCAGGACTCAAGACCCGAATTGCCACGTCGGAGGAGCGTATCGAGACCGTTCGTAGTGACATGGACAAGATCGAAAGAAAGTATACGTGGGTCATCCGGAGTTTGATCGGTGTTGCGATTACGTTCGTGAGTGGTCTTCTTTTGTGGGGCATACAAATACTGGTTGTCGCTCCGGATTCCGTCAAGTGAAGTTGTTTTGTTCACGGGAGAGAGGTGTAGTCCATGGCAGACACAATTAGAAATAAACAGGATCTCAATGTTCTTCTACGGGACAACGGAAACAACGAACTTTCTGCGCAGGACATTCGAGACATCCTCGTGTCAATGAACGTCCATGGGCAGATCGGTAGCGTTGGGGCAGATTCGATCACCTTGGATACGGGCTGGAATACGGTTGTCTTCGACGCAGCCAACAGCCTCAAGCGGGGTGTGACGCTCAACACAACGGACTACCGGATTGAGGACGTGCCGGTAGACATGGGGGTAGACTTGTTCTACAGCGTCGATTTTAAGGGAGCCGTAGATACGGATTATGAGTTTGTGATATACAAGAACGGGGCCACATCGCCTGCTCGGGTCCCCGGTACGTCTCGCACGAAGCGGGTAGTCGATGCTGATGAGATCGTGACCGTCTCTTGCGGCCCGATTGCGGTGAACCTCGACCAGGACGACACAATTGAGCTTGCAGTCAACGCGGGGGCTGTGTCGTTTGAGGTTCTCAGTGGTCTCCTGAAACTCAAGCGACTGGGGGTGGAGTAATGCCCGAGCAGACCGACTATAGCTCGGTGGTCAAACAGATTACTGAAGAGATTGAACTGGAAATGGCAGACGGCGTGTTGGACGACCCACAGGAGTTTGTGCGGGACAAGCTAGTGCCGTTGTTCAATCGGCTATTCGCCAACTGTCCGACGCTCAGGCAGGACGAAATCGACCAAGCCCAAAAGATCGCCAATCTCGGGAAGCAACTCAAGGTGACTGCCGAGGCCCGCGATGAGTGGCGACGGAAGTTTCAAGAGCAGGTCGGACTCGATGATGAGCGGGTTGCTGAGTTCGCGGCGGCAGGGCAAACGCCAAACGAGGAACTACAAGCTCTGGTTGATTCCCTTCGGTCGCGGCTAAAGGACGTCAACAGTCGAGCCGCCAAGCTGAAGATGCGAAACAAGGAGCTTGGGGCCACGATTCAAGAGCTACGCGAACGCATTCCGGATGGCGTAGCCGATCAAGTCCTACGTGACATCAAGAGCGGCAAGCTGGCCGAGGACAAGCGGGTTGCCGAACTACGAGCCAGGAGGAAGAAAGATGCCTCTGGTTAGTGACTTCAACTCGGACTTCAACTCGGACTTTGGCACGCGAAAGCACGCCCAAGCCCTGATTGTCCCGAACGACAAGGGACCAGATCCGCAATACCAATCTGGCGACCCGTTGGTCGTCTGGAACAATCGCCGTATTCGGCAAGTCCACGCGGAGCACATCTGCCACCCCAGGGTGGACGGGTTGAAGGTCAAGGGGCTCGCGTGCAACGGCTACCCGATGTTGCGAAAGATGCTGGAGCTCACTAAGCAATACCAGTACGAGCGGCAATCAACCAACGAGGTGCTGCGGACCAATCTACGCACGTCGGAAGAGGATACGATGTCGCCTACGGCCACCGATCCGAAGCTGCGGATGCAGGTTGCTCAGACTTGCGAAGCGGCGGTAGCTGCTGGCTCGAAGAGGGTGTGCTTCGGCACCCTGGAGAATCTCGTATGGTTCGGTGGACGTACTTACGTTGCCGATAGCGACCTGGAAGCAGTGTGGACGCAGATTGAAACGCTGTCGGCCCACCGCGAAAGGGATTTCATTTCGATTCCATGGGGCCGCGCTGACGGATTTGCCTTTCTGGCGATTACGCTGACGAACATGAGCGACGAGCGGGCCAACGAGTTGGTGATGCCCGATATTGACGACACAGACCCCGAGAACCCGATTACGATTCGTAGGCGACGGTTCAAAATCCCCTGGGAAGACCTGGCTGAGATGAAAGGCCATGTGGACGACGTGAAGAATGCGGAGAAGTTCACGGACCTGAGAAACCTGAGAGAGTACGTCGAGGTCAACGAAGTCGTGGACAAACTGGCGTAAGCAATGGCAACAGTCACCACTAATGTTGGCACGCGGTCTGCGGAAAACGTAGACATCAGTAGCGTTGCAGGGGCGGGGAGCCCTTGGACAGTAACGCTGAGTGGCGCCCCGTCCAATACGGCTATCGGAGACACGTTGACTGACGAAGCCGGTACGCCTGATTCCTTTCTTATTACCGGGATCAGCGGCAGCGACTTGACGGTGGTGGATGCTTACGGAGTAGGCTCAGCCCCCGATGATTCCGCTACGTCGCAGGCTACAACCGTTCGCACTTTTGCCACGCCCACCGCCTTTGAAGCAGAACTAGACAACACCGATTTCTTCCCCGCGTCTTCAGATGCCGTTGCCGATATGTACGACGATTCGGCATTTTCAGATTCCCAGGTGCTTATTGACAGTGGCACAGGCTTGACGAGTGTTACGCTCAAAGCAGCAAGCGGAGAGGAACATGGGGGTGTTCCCGGTGCTGGAGTGCGGTTTACTTCGACGGCCAACGACGAGCGAATATATCGTACAGCCGCCGTAACCGTAAACATCCTGGACATCGAAGTGGATGTTAGCGGCGGGGACCAGAATAACCAGAAAGGGGTTATTGCGTCCAACAAGGCGGCCACTAATCTGATTATGAAAGTGGCCCGTTGCATTGTTCATGACATAGCAGGCGGCGGTAATGTGAAAGGCATTGGCCAGTATAGGGGGGCGATGACAATAGAAAACTGCCTCGTGTTCGACATCATATCCGACGAAACTTCAACAGCGTGGGGCATTTCAGCGGATGATCAATACCGAAACGCTGTCATCAATAACAACACTGTTTACAACATCGGGTGCGACAACGAGGGCGCATCGGCAGATCCATACGGGATCATTTTTGAAGATGATCCTCAGCATACGGTGCAAAACAACTTAGTTGGCGGGGTATTCACGGATGGATCAGGAGACGCCTACGATTACAGCCATACGTCCCCAAGCAACGCCACGGTAAACACCAACGCCAGCGAAGACGCGACCGCCCCCGACCCGATCACCGGCAACCCGATAGTTCCCGCCGATGAGTTCAACAGTATTGGCGGGGAAGAGTTCTGGCTGAAAGACACCGACGCAGAAAGTTACGGTGCAGGTACAGACCTCGGAGCGGACTATGGCGAAGACCTGAGCGGGTTCAATCGCCACACGGACGACACTTACGACCCGTGGGATGTTGGGTGCTTTGAGCTGCAGGAGTTAGCGACCGGGACGACCTACGACGAGTCCCTCACGCTCGCTACCCAGGCGACGGCAACATGGTCGGAGACGCTCATCCTTCCTGCCGGGTTGACTCTTGCTGCTTCGGCCGGTGTGACTGAGCTGGCCAATCTCGTTATGGGAACCTCGTTGTCTCTGGCTACCTCGGCGGGTGTCTCGGAAGGACAAAATCTGACAATTCCCGAAACATTGAGTGCAAGCATACTGTCCGGCCTTACGCTAGCCGGTATTCGTGTTGTGTCGGATAGTGTCACGCTTGCCGTCCAGTCGGGGATGTCGTTGACGGATGCGTTGGTTGCTGCGGCGGCGTTGAGTGCGGCCGTCGAGGCGGGTCTGGCTCAAGATGCGTCCCTGGTCCTCCCCGACGCGTTGTCCTTGGCCGTGACTGCCGGGTTGAGCGAGACCCTTGGTACTTTCTACGAACAGGCGTTATCGGCCGGGGTGACTGCCGGGTTGACGTTGGACAATGAGGCCATCCTCCAAGCTCTCCTGACAGCAGCTGCTCAGGTGGGGACCACGCTCGACACGACGGCGATTCTGGGCACGGCCATGACGCTGGCTGCTCAGGTGGCCGCGTCCTTGGCTGGCTCGGCGCAGAAGGATGTGTCCCTGACCTTGGCGGCGTCTCAGGGACTGACACAGACTTCGGAGAGGATCGTCGACGACGCGCTGGCCCTGGCGGTGACCGGGGACTACGCATTGGACACACAGGCTGACTTGGCCGCGTCGATTACGTTCGCGGTTCAGCAGAGCATGGACCAGGCGACCGGTTCCATCCAGTCGGTCTTGCTGTCGCTTGGCGTGGCGCAAGAGATCGCGTGCAGTCTTGGTGGCACGTATGAGGAGGCTCTATCGCTTTCGGTACAGCTCTCTTTGCTCCGTGCGATGGCGTCTGCTACCGGTCCTCCGACGTTGATCCGTGCCGTGCTTGAGGGACTCACGTTACCGGGTGCGTCGGGTGAGACACTGACAAAGAGTGACCTGTCCTCAGAGTCGTTGGCGAATAGCGACTTGGATGACGAGACACTGACGAACTAGCTTGCGTGGGTGACTGCTCTCCTGAAGCAGGTGTGCGGTGACTGCTCTCCTGAAGCAGGTACGTACAACCAAACACTGTATTTGGGAGAGGGTCCTCATGAATGACGCGATACAAAAACTCAAGATGAAAACCGTCTACCGGTTTGAGTGCTTTGACAAGGACGGGAATCTCAAGTGGGTCGAGGAGCTCAAGAACCTGGTTACCAACGAGGGACTGGACGACCTTCTGGACAAGTACCTGAAAGGCTCCGGCTACACGGCTGCCTGGTACGCCGGGTTGATCGACAATGATGGATTCACGGCCATTGCTGCGGGTGATACGGCAGCCAAGATCAACACGACGGCCAATCCCCCGACCACGAACGGGTGGCAGGAGCTGGATGACTACGACGAGGCTACGCGTGAGACGATTACGCTCGGGTCCGTGAGTGGTCAGAGCGTGGATAACTCAGCCAGCAAGGCCGAGTTCACGATCAATGCCACCAAGACCGTCAAGGGTGCGTTCGTGATTTCCAACAGCACGATCGGTGGAACCTCTGGTGTCCTCTACGGTGCGGGTGCTTTTGGTTCGACCCGGTCCGTGGTTGACGACGACGTGGTTCGGCTGACCGTGACTTGTACTGCCGCCAGCGCATAAGCGAGGTGGATGATGGCGTTATCTGAAGCAGCGGCGACTCTTCTTGAGGCGACGACCGGGTTGTACTCGGCCACCTTGAAGGACGAGAACGATACGGTCATCAGTTACGCCGATCTCGATACGCTCACCGTGACGTACTACAACAAGGCGGATGGGTCGATTATCAACAGTCGAACCCAGCAAGACGTCTTGAACAAAAACAACGTCACGGTGAGCGAGGCGGGGGTTCTCGAGTGGGAGATCCAACCGGCTGACACGGTCATTGTCGACACCACGTTGACGCCGGGACAGAAGGAAACCCACGTTGCGTTGTTCGAGTGGACGTACGACTCGGGGACGAACTCGGGACGGCACGAGCTCACACTCTACGTCAAGCAGCTCAACGAGGTGACGCTTTCGGCTGGAGCGACGTTGGTCTCCTCGTACGGGGGTGCGGCGGCCAACACCTACTGCTCGCTGACGGAGGCCAATAGCTTCATCACGACGGCGATCTTGGACAACTCGGCGTGGAACAGTGCCAAGGTTGCTGAGAAGGCTGCGGCGCTTCTGCAGGCGACCCGGGAGATCGACTCGAGGAACTACATCTACGGCCGGTACTATACGGATCAGAGCCTGTCCTTTCCCCGTGCACAGACAACGGGATCAAACATCACGTTGACGACTTCCACGCTTCATACCGTGGCGTATACGCAGCAGAGAGAGGCCGTTCGTCAGGCGTGTTGTCACCAGGCTGTTTGGCTGCTGAGGAATTCCGGCCGTAACGACATGCTGGAGACGATCCTCCAGGGAGTGACCCGGTTCTCCAAGCGTGTCGGTCCGATCTCCGAGTCGTATCAGTTTGGAGCGTCTGGTGGAGGTGCCGGTGCTGGGGGTGGGAATCCTCTCTGTCCGGATGCGAGACGGCTGTTGGCAACCTGGTACTGCGGTCCTCGAGTTGTGAGAGCGTGATGTTTCTCGACGTAACCAAGTACCTGAACCATACCGTCCAGTACTGGCGGGTAACGAAGACAAGGCACGGGGTGACCTCAGCGTCCTCCGTGACCACCTTGTCTTGTTTTGCGTACTTCGGGGAGCGGGAGCTGACCAAGGAATCTCCCCGAAGAACCAGCACGCAAGGGTGGAACATTGTGTTTGGGACCGACGCAAGGACGTTGCTGACCAAGGGGGATCATATTCGGAACCTGGTGGATCAGGACGGGGTTACGGTGATCACCTCGGCAACGGTGGTCTCGGTGGCTCCTTACCGTCATTGGGGTGAAGGACACACGGCAACGGTAATCGAGGTGGAGTAGTGGCTAGTTTTGGCGATCAACGCATCGACCAGCTCGTAAGCACCTTCAGCCAAGCGTCTGAAGAGCTTGCCGAGTTGATGTCGCAAATGGTGGAGGCCGATCGAGAAGACCGGCACGCCATCTACGCGCTGATCCTGGCCATCCTGCTCCGGCTCCGTAAGGCTGCTCAGGAGTGGTCCGAGGTTACCGTGGCTGGGATCTACGCCGAAGCACTCCAAGAGGCAGCCGATGATCTGATCTCACAGGGGTATCTCGGCGACCTGATCGGACCGGACCAAGGCACCCACGAGGTCCAGCGTATGGCCGACTCCTTCCTTGCCGATACGGAAGGTGCTCTGTCCAACGTCCGGAGTGTGGCTGTTCGACTGAGAAATGGACAGACCGATCGGAGGTTTCTCACCGGTACTCTGGTGGTTGGGTTGTCGGCTGGTGGGGTACGAGCGATCAAGGCCAGACGACGGATCAAGCAATCACTCCGGGAAGGGATGATGGCGATGCTGGCCAAGGACGGGAAGATCTACCACTATTCTCTCGACTACTACGTGGGGATGGTGGCGCAGCAGATCAAATATAAGACCATGTCGCGTGCCGTGTTGAACCAGATGCAGTTCACCGGACACGACCTGGTGCAGATCTCCCCCAACCCCTCGACCATTGGAGACTATTGCGACGAGTACAGGGGGAAGGTGTTTAGCATCTCCGGGACCGATCCACACTATCCTCCGTTAGCAGAGACACCATCGGGAGGACCACCGTTTCATCCTCACTGTCACCATACGTTACAGCCGTATGTGGATAGAGCGATTGCAGAGATGGGACCTGTGGATCCTAAGTTCTTGGAGATGGGACGAACGCCGGGGATGGGACCAAACGATTTCCAAAAACTGTGGCGAGCGAAGCGAGCCGGATGACCAAGAACTGGAACGTCAACAACCTGGAGGAGATGGCCGATATGGTGGAGGGGATCCCTTTCCGTATCCATAAGGCGGCTCTCCAGTTTGTTGCCGAAGCGAGTGTGCATGCGGCCAGGAGAAGTGAGCTCAACGCTCCTATCCTCACGGGGATGTTGCGTGCTGGGTGTTATCCGATCGAGACCAAGGTACGCGGAGATGATTTCATTGGGGGAGTGGCCGACGACGTGCCGTATGCTGCGTACGTGCATGCGATGGTGGCTCCCGAAGGACCAAAGGGTTTGGGTCCTGTGAGTCGTCAGCAGCCAAAACAACCCGAGGGCGGTCCTATGGGTGGGTACATCGAAAACACCGTTCTCTGGTGGGTGCCTACGTATGATCGTGCCTTGCGTGAGATGGTCGACAAAGCGATTAAGGGAAGAGACGTGGCAGGATCGCCGTTACTGAGTTTGGGAGGTTAAACCGAAAAACGGGGATCCCAAGATGTTGATTGCATTTGTTACGAGTGGGTTGCCATTCACTGGCGACAGTTTGAAGACCGGAGCACTGGGTGGTTCCGAGACGGCGTTGGCTTCGATGGCCAGGTCCTTTGCCAAGCGAGGACATGACGTCCGCGTCTACTGCGAGTGTCCTGCGCCGGGTACGTACGACGGGGTGCGGTACTTTCGGAACACGGAGTTTGCTGGTCAGGCTGCGGTGATCGCGTTCGACGTGGTGATTGCCAGTCGTTGGAATCAGTTCCTCACGACCCCGTCCGATGCGGGTTTGAACGTGCTCTGGCTCCATGACGTGCTGACCGACGAAGCGGCCTTGATGGGTGGTTTGCACGCGACCGATCTGATCATGTGCCTGAGCGACTACCACATCGGCCTTTACACCGACGCACTTCCGGACCTGGCGCCACATATCTGGAAGACTCGTAACGGGATCGACCCGGAGCTGATCCAAGCCAATCTGCGTCAGAAGGTCCCGGGCAAGATGATCTACTCGAGCCGCGCCGAACGCGGACTCTTGTATCTTTTGCGGGACATTTTTCCGAGAATCCTCCAACAAGTTCCTACGGCTAGGTTGCACTATTGTAGTTACCAGGTCAACAACATGGCCGTGCCTGACGCCGTGTCGCAGATCCAGGAGACGTGCCAGCAGATCGCGGCGCAGTATTCTGGAGGCGTTGTGGACATGGGATCGCTCTCCAAGGAGGACCTGTACCGGCAGATCTCGAGCTCGCAGCTGATGGTTTATCCGAGTGATTTCCCTGAGATCTCACCGGTTCGTGGAGACACATTGATTGAGACCTTGGATGGTCGGAAGCAGATTAAGGATCTTGTAGGTCAGTCTGGCTTCAAGGTCTACTCCTGCGACAAGGAAGGGAGGCTCTCGTTGTCCGAGGTCAAGGGCGTCTTCTTGACTCGGAAGAACGCAGAGATGGTCAAGCTCACGGTTCGTCCGGGAAGGGGCCGGAACGCCAACAAGGAGAAGGTTCTTCACTTGACGCCAGACCATGAGGTGATGTTGCGAGACGGAACGTACAAACCCGCAGGTCAGTTGATGGCAGGCGACCGTGTCAAAGCGTTCCACCGTCGTCGGAACGAGCATGGTAACGGGTATGACACGGTGGGTGTGACGGACTGTCCGGTGTTTCCGGAACACCGGTTTGTTGCCTCAAAGACGTTGGGGAGAGAGATTCAAGACGGTGAGGTTGTGGATCATCTAGACGGCGACACGCACAACAACACCCCGGAGAATCTCGCGGTCACAACACAGTCTCAACATTGGCACGATCATTGGGCACGGATGACTCCCGAGCAGTACGCCGAGACGTGCAAGCGTCATAAGGAAGGCTTGCATCGGCACATGCAGGAGAACCCGGAGGAGTTCCGACAGTCACGTCAGCGGGCCGTACAGGCGATGTGGGATCGGTACAACTCTCTCTCGGACGAGGAGCGAAAGGCGTGGTTGAAACACCGCGTGGAGTGCCGTCAAAAGAAGATGTCCAACCACGTCGTCGTCTCGGTCGAACCTGCTGAGTCGGCCGATGCGTTTTGTATGGAAGTTGAACCGGATCATAACTTTGTGGCCAATGGAATCTTTGTCCACAACTGCATCGGCGCCATCGAAGCTCAGGCGTGCGGCACTCCCATCGTGACGACCAACGACTTCGCACTGGCCGAGACGGTGGGTTACGGGGGGATCAAGCTCGACGGGAGTCCTCGGGACAAAGACTACCAGGACCGGTTCGTCGATACCGTGGTGCGTCTCCTGAGCGATGAGGAGGAGTACCGGAGGCTGTCGGAAGGAGGACCCAAGTACGTCAAGGAGATCGGGTACGAGTGGGACGCGATCGTCGGTCAGTGGGAGCACAAGTTCAAGGAGATGCTCGAACAGCGGTGGATCCAGAACCGGGAGAAGGTCATCACCAACCTGGTCCGGAAGAACGATCTCCAGGTTGCTCGGTTGATGGCTATGAAGTCAGGGATGCAGCACCGGGTGAGCGAGATCGAGGCGCAGTCCACTCACGTCTCGGAACGTACGGAGACCGAACCAGAGGCGGTGAAGCGGGATATCGACGCCATGATCCCGAGGTTTCACAAGCTGGTGGAACTTCTGAAGTTGTCGGAAAAGACGCCGACGAGCATTGTCGAGAAGGATGCCACCGACGCGTCGTACGGGTTGTTTCTAGCCAAGATGTTTCCCGAAGCCAAGGTGGTTCTCGAAGCGACCACAGAAGAGACCTGCGAGCGGTTGCTGGGATACGTGGACGAAACAGGAGCGGAAGTCGAGGTCACTACAGAGTTGCCGGTTGGCGAGAAGTACGATCTTGTGATCCTCCCGGACGTTCTGGATGCGGTGTTTGAGCCGTCTGCGTACCTGAAGCACCTGACCAGTCTGGTGGCTGACGGCGGGCAGATTGCGGTCACTGTTCGTGTCGGGACCGATAACGTCTTTCCTGGGGCGGCTCCGAACAGGCTCTGGAACTTCGACTACCAGGACCTTGCCAACCTCTCACTACACGATGAGGAGTTTCGGGCAACCTTCCACGACGAGAAGATCTCCGACGCTGGGGAGATTGTTGGTCATTGGATCGGTCTCCTCCCCAAGAAGGAGAAGTACGGCAAGCTCGATATCAAGGCCAAAGCGCTCCGTACCCGTCCGTATCAGTCCCTTTGTGCGACGGTGTGTGTGAAGAACGAGGAGGAGTGGATCCGGGGTGTGGTCAAGAGTATCGAGAAGGTGTGCGACCGTATCCTGGTGATGGTGGATAACGAGTCAACGGATCGTACCAGGGAGATCGCCGAGGAGCTGGGGTGTGACGTCCGTTCGGTGACATTTGACAACTTCGGACAGGTGCACAACGACGCTCTGGAGGCCGTGACCGAAGACTGGGTTCTGTCCATTGATGGGGATGAGAGACTCCTGGGCGCCAACAAGCTCCGGGGTTACCTGAAGTCGGCGATCTTCGAGGGGTATGCGTTACGGCAGAACCACCTC